CATTAAGGTATATTCCCCGGGCCCTAAAAGTAAACTTATTATATACTAAGATTTAGAAGTTGTCAAGCAAAAAAATAACTTGACATATATAATATTTTATAGTATACTCTTCTTTATATTATCAACCAAAGGTATTACACCCAAATGAAACGTAAATCCGAAAACTATATTAATAATAAAGAATTTTCTGAAGCGGTATTTTCATATGTAAAAGAATGTAATGAATGTAAAGAGAAGAACATAACAGTCCCTGTTGTTCCTAACTACATTGCTCTAGGGTTCAAACAGATTGCAGAAGGTCTGTCTCATAGACCTAACTTTATTTCATATTCATATCGTGATGAGATGGTTATGGATGCTATTGAAAACTGCCTCCGTGCTATTCGTAACTATAATATCGAAGCAGCAACTCGCACAGGTAAACCTAATGCCTTTGCCTACTTTACACAGATTACCTACTATGCATTCTTGCGTCGTATTGCTAAAGAAAAGAAACAGCAAGAGATTAAAGACTCATACTTTGAAAGTAGTTTTGCTTCAGACTTGATTGAAGCTGCTCCTGATCAAGATGCTAGTTCTGCGTATGTCGCCTATGCAGCGATTGAGACAGCAAAAAGACGTATGAATGAAAATGATGAGTTGACAGACGACGAATATTTTGATACTATGGAAAATACATTACCGAAAAAACGTATTCGTAAAACTAACGACTCTGATGTAACGGACTTTTTATAATATGAAAATTGCTCTACTGAACGATACCCATTGCGGCATTCGCAACTCTGGTGATATCTTTCTTGATAATGCCGCTAAATTTTATGATGAAGTATTTTTCCCCTATATGCGGGAACACAATATTAAACAGATTGTTCATTTAGGTGACTACTATGACAACCGTAAAGCAATCAATATTAAAGCTCTACACCACAATAGAAAACACTTTCTTGAACCTATGCGAGAACTGGGAATTAGAATGGATATTATTCCCGGTAATCATGATGTTTATTATAAAGATACCAATAATCCAAACTCTCTCAAAGAACTACTTGGGTTCTTCATCAATGAAGTTGCAATCATTGAAAAACCAAAAGTAATGCAATATGATAGTCTCAAGTTTGCTATGCTTCCTTGGATCAATAAGAGTAACTATGAAGAGAGTATGAACTTTGTTCGCACCTGTGATGCTGATATGCTAGGCGCACACCTTGAACTGAGTGGGTTTGATATGATGCGTGGTATCAAGAATGAACACGGCATGGACCCATCTCCATTCAAAAGGTTTAAGAAAGTTTTGACTGGTCACTATCATACCAAGTCTAGTATTGATAACATTCATTATCTTGGCACTCAGCTAGAGTTCTTCTGGTCTGATGCTGGTGATAAGAAGCACTTTCATATTCTAGATACAGAGACCCATGAAATTACTGCAATCCAGAACCCACACACTCTATTCAAAAAAATTGTTTACAACGATGAAAAATACGAGTATACTAGTGTTCAAGATTTAACAGATAAGTTTGTTAAAGTAGTTGTAGTAAACAAGAGTAATCCAAAGATGTTTGAAGATTTCATTGATAAAATTCAGGACCAAAATATTCATGAACTGAAGATTGCTGAAAACTTTGATGATATTCTGTCTGATGTAGATGATGATAAACTAGTTGTAGAAGATACTGCTATGTTACTTGATACCTATGTTGATGCTATAAATACTGATCTAAGCAAAGATAAATTAAAGACTGACATGCGCAGTCTCTATAATCAAGCACAGGCACTGGAATTAGTATGAAGAGGTATTCTCTTAAAGAATTTATTGAGGTAGTTGAAAAAGCAGATATTATCTATGGTGAAGTATCTTTGAATGCTGCAACTAAAATTCCAGCAAGAGTAAAGAAGAAGTCTATCTTAGAAAATCTCAATTCAATTACAGATGAGACACTTTATATGACTCAGATTGGTTACTATGGTGATCTAAGAAAAGATAAAAAAGGTCGCAAGATACTAAAGGTGCTATAATGTCAGAAGATATTTTTGATTTCGGTTTTACCGCAGTTGACGAAAAAGAATTAGAAGTTGTTCAGAAGACTGCTGCCAGCGCAGAAGAAGCTGCTGCATCAGCAACAGTCAATGAAGACAAACTAAACAAACTCTACAATGCCATTCTACCCCTACTCTCTAACCTTAAACTCAATCCAGAGAAGGATTATATATATTGGCCTAACCGCACTGCGAAGGTCGAACAATTTGAAGATATGATTGCTAAGATTATTAAATAAAACTATGCGGGTATCGTATAAAGGCTATTACCTCTGCCTTCCAAGCAGATGATGTCGGTTCGATTCCGTCTACCCGCTCCAACTCTAACACCTTCATCGTAGGTATAATAACCTACAAAAAGGAATTAAAAAATGGACTATATTTCAATCTGGATGATTGTAGGTTTCCTACTTGCATCCTACTCAGTAATCGCTAACGATTCTGTTCAGACGCTCGGAACATGGATTGCTTCAAATCAAAAAACAAACCGTATGATTATGTGGGCCGCAGCGTCAGCAGTCCTACTTTTTACTATCTGGTTCGGTTGGTATTCAAATGGAGGTGATATCTCCTATGGCCGACTTAACAAAATTCCTTTCCAAGAAATCCAGTGGTATCATGCACTAGCTCCAGCAGTACTTCTTGTGCTGACTAGATTTGGTGTTCCTGTGTCTACATCCTTCCTTGTCTTATCTGCATTTGCTTCAACCTTTGTGTTGGAAAAGATGTTGGTCAAGTCGATTATGGGATATGCTATTGCTGCGGTTTCTGCCTATGGTATCTGGTTTATTATTAGTAAACTCTTGGATGAGTCTAATCCTGTAAAGGAGAATCATCGAAAATATTGGGTAGTTGCTCAGTGGGTAACTACAGGATTCTTGTGGTATACATGGCTCAGCCACGACATGGCAAACATTGCGGTGTTCCTGCCACGTCAAGTCCCGATTGAAATGATGTTCGCAATCTCTGTTATTTTTGTATCTGGTCTTTACTGGATGTTCAGAGAAAATGGTGGACGTATTCAAACCGTCGTATTGGAGAAACACAATACCCGGTATGTGCGTTCTGCAACTATCATTGACTTATTTTACTTCTTGATCCTCTGGGTATTTAAGGAGTGGAACGATATTCCAATGTCTACCACTTGGGTATTCATTGGTCTGTTAACAGGTCGTGAATTAGCAATCGCAAGCTTTACTCAAAAACGTAAGTTCCGTTCAGTTTTCCCACTTGTGGGTAAGGACTTCTTTAAGATGATGATTGGACTTGCTGCTTCTGTTGGTATTGTGATTATGATTCACACACTGTTACAACCACAATAATGTTCTTTAAAGGAGAAAAAGATGAGAGCATTTAACGTAATGATTGCAATGTTCGTGAGTTTAATCGCCACGTCCGCCGCAGTCGCAGATCGTGCCAACACTATCAACATCGTTGGTTCATCTACCGTTTACCCATTCGCTTCTAAAGTTGCTGAAACGTTTGGGGAAGCTTCCGGCTTCAACACCCCAATTATTGAGTCTACTGGCTCTGGTGGTGGCATGAAGTTGTTCTGTCAGGGTACTGGTCTTTCCACACCTGACGTTACTAATGCATCCCGTGCAATGAAATCCTCTGAAGCAGAAACCTGTACATCTAACAGTGTAGAGTTTACTGAGTTCATGATTGGTTACGACGGAATTGTAATCTCTAACTCTATTGATGGTGTAGACCTTGCGTTTACCATTGAAGAGTTGGCTTTGGCAACTGTAGAAGAAATTCCTAATGCGGACTGTACTTCTATGACTGCTAATCCATACACTAAGTGGTCTGATATCAATCCAGCACTTCCAGATTTTGATATTATGCTTCTGGGACCGCCATCTTCGTCTGGCACCCGTGATGCATATATGGAATTGGTAGTACAGGATGGTCTGAAGCATCTTGGTTGCTCTAAGAGCGTATATAAAGCAGCAAAAGTTCGTGCTGATGGTGTATACGTTGAATCTGGTGAAAATGATAATCTGATTATTGGGCAACTTACACAAGATGCGCAGGCTGTAGGTATTTTCGGCTTCTCCTTTTTGCAGAACAACGCAGACCTTATTAAAGGTGCTGTGATTAATGATGTAGAACCTGAGTTTGAAAATATTGCCTCTGGTGATTATCCAATCTCTCGTTCTCTTTACTTTTATGTGAAGAATAATCACATTGGAGTAATTGAAGGTCTGGCAGAGTACGCTGAAGAGTTTGTACTCATGGCTGGTCCTGATGGTTCTCTCGTAGGTGAAGGTTTGATTCCCGGTGGGGATGATGACCAAGACGCTATGTATGAGGCACTCGAATCCCTCTAAGGGATAAGTTGGAAAGGGGAACTTAGGTTCCCTTTTCTTTTTTAAATATAAAACAAGGAAACTGCAAACCATGCTTAAGAATATTCTAGCATCCCTAACACTCACTATTGCAACTGCTACTGCTGCATTTGCTGAAACCAAAGTAGGTTTCATTTATGTAGGTCCAATTGGTGATCTTGGCTGGACATACCGACATGATGTTGGTCGTCTTGCTGTAGAAGAAGCCTATGGTCCTGATGTATCTACTACCTATTTGGAAATGGTTCCAGAAGGTCCAGAAGCAGTAGAGGCAATCACTCAGCTTGCTGAAACTGGTCATGATATTATCTTTACAACCTCTTTTGGTTACATGGATGCAACTAACGAAGTTGCTGCCAACTATCCAGAAGTAGCATTTGAACACGCAACTGGTTATGTTCGTGACACTGACAATATGTCTACTTTCTCTGCACGATTCTATGAAGGTCGTGTAGTCCAAGGTATGATTGCTGCTAATATGACTAAGACTAATAAAGTCGGTTATATTGCATCATTCCCTATTCCAGAAGTAGTGCGTGGTATTAACGCATTCATGTTGGAAGCACAGAAACATAACCCTGATATTGAAGTAGATATTATTTGGTTGTATACATGGTTTGATCCTGCTAAGGAAGCTGGTGCTGCACAGGCACTGATTGATGAAGGTGCTGATATTATTGTACAGCACACTGACTCTCCTGCACCTGTACAAGTAGCAGAGAATGCTGGTGTCTATGCATTTGGTCAGGCATCTAATATGTCTGCCTTTGGTCCTAATGCACATCTCGTTTCTATTGTAGATGATTGGGATACTTATTATGTTGACCGTGTAGGTCAGGTAATGGACGGCACATGGACTGGTGGTGATACTTGGTGGGGTTTCACTAAAGACGGTAAAGGTGGTGAAGTAGGCATGGTTGCTCTTGAGAGTTACAATGTAGATGCTATGGGTCAGACACTTGTTACTGAAGCACTTATGCTTGAGCAAGCACTGGCAAATGGCGACCGTCATGCATTTCCATGTGAAGGTCTGCTGAAGCAAGATGGTTCTGTTCCTGATGAGTGTGCTGCTGGTGCAGCAAACTTGGATGACTGGCCAACCCTGCTGTCTATGGATTGGTACATTCAAGGTATTGAAGCATCTCTTCCGAACTAATCAATCTCTATGTAGTTATTCATTATGATGACAAAGACTGGTGGGCGCCTCCTACAACGGTGTCCACCAGACTGCCTTACTATGAGGCAATGGATGAATACGCTAGATTAAGAGACTCTGGTGGTCCAGATGATACCTATCAGGTATTCATGGTAGACTGCAAAAAAGTTGCAAAAAAGTAAAGAAAGGGGCTTGACGGCCCCTTTTTTATATGCAACTATAAAGCATAACCTCTTCACCAAAGGAGAACCAAATGTTCCTCTACTCACCAGTAAAAATTGCAGAAAAAGTTTCCAACAAACTCAACTTTAAAACTGCTGACCGTTACGATCAGATTTTCGCAATCAAACAAGAAATTCTCTCTATTGGTACAGTTCCTAATACACTACTAGCAACAGACAGAGAATTTATTGATGACACACTCGATATTCTCTATTACCGATATTCTTTTAATGCTTAACAAATTAGGGGGAGCAAAAACTCCCCCTTTTTATTGGCTCCGGGAGAAGGAATCGAACCTTCAAGCCTATTAAGCACACGATAAACGGTCGTGCGTGTTTACCTATTTCACCACCCCGGATTGTTCTTTTTAGAGTTTGTCGAGTGCAGCAATCATACGAGTCATGCCAATACCACCACCAACTCTAGGGAAGAAGTCATACTTTAGAAACTCTTCCAATTCTTTTTCAACACGTCCTCTACCAAACAAATCAAACAGTAAGTTAGCATACTCACCATTTGCAATTGTATGGAATGTATCTCTCATCTGTTTAACATTTGTAGAACGTTCTGCTGAACCAATAGTTTCCATACCACCTAAGATCACGTCAATCTTTTTGGATGTTACACCATCTTCGTATCTGGACATGTTCCAGAAAGGTGAAGTAAACTCAGGGAAGTCTTTAATCATTGTAGAACCGTATTCTTGATACATTTTCTTTTCGTGTTCGTCTTCTAGTTCACCATCTACATTATATTCTTTCTGCCACTCAGCATATGTCTTACCAGTGATATCACCAAATCCCATATACTCGCACAGTTCGTGTTCCATTGCTTCAAGGTCATTAATATCACCCGGCATTTCAAATTCAAACATTGGAAAGATTGTATCGTGTCTGCCCGGAATAGCATTAGGTTCTTGTCTATAAGAAGTTGAGACACAAAAAAAACCTTTCGAAGAAGGTTTAGTAAGTAATTCGTGTTCTAACCACATCTGACCTGTCTGTGGCAATGGCCATACACGGCCTTCGTATTTGTAGGTGGCAACATTAAATGGGTCTTCACATGCTGCTAAAATGCTAAGTCTATTTTGTGTATGAACTTCTTCGAAACCTTTTTCCATAAAGAATGTTCTTAATTTGCTTACTGCATTTGTAAATTTCGTTGGATCAATTAACTGTGTCATTTGCTACTCTCTGTTAAAGTTAAGTTCAAAAAAAGGGGGACTGAAATAGCCCCCCTTGAAAAATATCTATTATGAAATAATCACCGTCGCTGCCAGATGGCCCAAAGAACCCATACTGCCAACAACCCGACAAGACCGGATGAACCAAGTCCATCAACTACACCTGTCACATTACTAATTACACTTACGCCTTCTGGCATGAATGGAACTGCGCCGAGACCAAGAAGTTCAGCTACGATTGTAAGGGCAAGGAGACTTACGCCAAGTTCAGCAAGTTTGCCGACCCAACCCTTTACGCTAGTAATAATATCCATAATATCCTCCGTTTGGTTTACATAACAAACTTATTTATACATTTGTTATTGACAACTCCTGTGGAATGATATATAATACTCTATATTATGATTTGAGTGATTAGGAGAGTCTTATCATTAAATTCCATTCTGTCCAGTATAAAAACTTTCTATCTACTGGAAATTCATTCACAAAAATTGACCTAGATAATGCCCCTACTACTTTGGTTGTAGGTGCCAATGGTGCTGGCAAGTCTACTATGCTAGATGCATTATCGTTTGGTTTATTCGGCAAACCCTACAGGAACATCAACAAACCACAACTGATCAATACTATTAATAGTAAGGATTGTGTGGTCGAGGTGGAGTTCTCAGTTGGCCCTAACAGGTTCAAAGTTATTCGGGGTATCAAACCTAACGTGTTTGAAATCTATAAAAATGGTGAGGTTATTAATGAATCTTCCCATTCTAAAGAGTTTCAGAAACTCCTTGAACAAAACATTCTAAAACTAAACCATAAGTCATTCCACCAGATTATTGTGCTTGGTTCATCATCTTTCATTCCGTTTATGCAACTGACTGCTGCTAATAGACGTGAAGTGATTGAAGACTTGCTGGACATTAATATCTTTTCTAAGATGAATATGGTTCTGAAGGATAACATTGCTAGTCTGAAGGATAAGATTCGTGATGCTGCTCATCAGGTAGATATTGTTAAGAACAAGATTGAAGTTCAACGCAAGTATATTAATGATATCAAAAGTTTGAATGAGGAAAAGTGGCGTGAGAAGCAAACTGAAATCAAGACGCAGGAAGATTCAATTGAGCAAGTTAATGCTGAAAATGAAGAAATACAAAAAACTCTTGAGACTAAGTATGATCAGGTTGCGAAACAACTAGAGCAAGCTGGTAATGCATTTCAGGATGCTCGTATAGAAAAATCTAACCTTCAATCGGAGATGAAGAAACTTGTTAAAGAGGATAAGTTCTTTCAAGACAATGACGTTTGCCCGACTTGTACGCAAGAGATTGACGAAAATATTAAAAGTCAGAAGGTTAAAGGTATCGCAGCGAAAGCGAAGGAAATCCAGAAGACGTTTCAAGCGGTAGAAGATAAACTATCTAATGGTAAGTCTACTGTAGATGACCTACAAGACCAGAATAGAAAGTCTATGGAACTACAGGGTCTGCTGCGGGATAATAATACCAAGATTAATATGTCTCGTAGGTTGATTGCTAAACTAGAAGAAGAGATTTCTAATACTTCTGATAGCAAAGATAATGTCAAACAAGCTGCCCAAGACCTTGAAGACTTTATTGATGAGAAAGATGGTTTGATTACAGAAAAAGTTGAACTGTCTGAAGAGTATGACTATAGTAGTGTTATTGCTGATATGCTCAAAGACACTGGTATTAAGACTAAGATTATCAAACAGTATCTGCCTGTTATGAATAAGTTAGTAAACCAGTATCTACAGACACTAGACTTCTTTGTTCATTTTGAATTGAATGAAAGTTTCTCTGAGACTATTCGTTCACGGCACCGTGATAGTTTTTCCTATGACTCTTTCTCTGAAGGTGAGAAGCAACGCATTGACCTTGCACTGCTGTTTACATGGAGACAGATTGCTAAGATGAAAAACTCTGTAGCAACCAATCTGCTTATTCTGGATGAGACATTTGACTCCAGCCTAGATAACGATGGTGTAGAAAACTTGTTTAAGATTATTCATACCTTGGGTGCTGATACAAATGTATTTGTAATTTCACACAAAGGTGAGATTCTGGATGGTCGTTTTGAATCCAAGATGGAATTCTACAAGGATAAAAACTTTTCCAAAATGCGTTAAAAAAGTTCTTGACAACAGGGACAGAATAATATACTATACACTTCTAAGTTCGAAACAGTGAGACTTACAATATGAAATACAGTGAAGACCGAATTCTAACAGAACTAAATGAGTATATCCTCAAAACATATGAGGGGCATTACTCAAAGCAGAAGTTTCAGGCTACTGAGTTTATTATTGATGCTGGTCACGGGATGGGGTTCTGTCTCGGTAACGTAATGAAGTATGCACAACGTTATGGCAAGAAGAATGGTCGTAACCGTGCAGACTTAATGAAAATCGCACACTATGCTATTATGGCACTCCATGTACATGATCAAGATGAGGAAACATTTGATGTTGAATAATACTATGGAAGTTATTCGTAACTTCGGAACCATTAACCAAAACCTTGTAGTTCGACAAGGTAATGTTCTGCGCACTATTGCAGATGCTAAGAACGTTCTAGCACAGGCTACTCTTGATGAAGAGTTTCCACAGGACTTTGGCATTTATGATGTGAATGAGTTTATTGGTGCATATAATCTTGTAGAAGATGGCACAGTGCATTATCAAGACAAGCATATGGTTATTGCTAATGACCAATCTTCTATTAACTATTTCTATTCTGATATTGAAATGTTGACTAATCCACCTGAGAAAGACCTACAGGTTCCTAATCCAGAAGTAACATTCAATCTCACTCAAGATATTCTGAGTCAGGTGCGCAAAGCATCTTCTGCTCTTGGTCATAAGAGCGTGATCATTGGTCGCACTGAAAATGACTCAGTAACCCTATCAATCGTTGATCCTAAGAATACAACTTCCAATGAGTATACCATTGAAGTTGATGGTGTATGGCATGGCGATATCCATGCAAACGCACGTCTAAGTATCAACATTGACAATCTGAAACTTCTTCCCGGTGATTATGCTGTAGAAGTTTCGTCCAAACTTATCAGTAAGTTTACTAACGTTAGTCGGCAGCTCCAATATTGGGTTGCTCTAGAAAAAAACTAAAGGAATATATTTCTAATGAATGACTCTCAATTTTATGATTTGAACCTTAAAGTCGCCCGTTCGTCTATTGCTATCATTGATGCGATTGTGCAACGTGGAGCATTCAAAGGTGAAGAACTGTCTACAGTAGGTGGTCTGCGTGACCAGTGTGTGCAGCTGATTCAAGCAACTGAAGAACGTGAGCAAGAAGCCGCAGAAAACGAAGAAGAAGAGGAATAGTATAATGGGTCGTTATAATGATGAAGATGATGGCAACTACACCGAATACACTTTAACAATGCGTCGGTATCAAAACCATGATACTGTTAATGATGTATCATCTACTTTCCGGTCTGATGATGAAGACTTGGAAGAAATTCTTGAACATACCTCTTATTTCCTACAAGGTTGCTCCTTTACATATGTTAAAGGTCTAATTGCTGACAAAGAAAGCAGTTAATATTAAAATGGGGGCTTGACCCCCATTTCTTTTTTCTATATAATGACTTCCTAACTCTAGTAAGGAATATTGATGAGTGATTTTCTTTGGGTTGAAAAATACCGACCACAAAAGATTGATGATTGCATTCTCCCCTCAACATTAAAAGAAACCTTTCAGCAGATTGTAGAGACTGGTGAAATCCCTAATATGCTATTCACAGGCACTGCTGGTCTTGGTAAGACTACAGTAGCAAAGGCACTGTGTAATGAATTGGACCTTGACTGGATTCTTATCAACGGGTCTGAAGAAGGTAACATTGAAACTCTGCGTAATAAGATTAAACAGTTTGCCTCTACTGTATCCTTACAGGGTGGATACAAGGTTGTTATTCTAGATGAGGCAGATTATCTTAATGCACAATCCTTCCAGCCTGCCCTGCGTGGTTTCATTGAAGAGTTTGCAAACAACTGCCGATTCATTCTGACCTGTAACTTTAAGAACCGTATTATTGAACCACTACATTCCCGTTGTGGTGTCTATGAGTTTAACACCAGCAAGAAGTCTATGGCAGAACTGTCTATGCAGTTCATGAAACGTCTAGGATGGATTCTAGATCAGGAGACTATCACCTATGAGAAAAAGGTTTTGGCAGAACTTATCATCCGCTTTGCACCTGATTGGCGACGGGTTATTAATGAGTGTCAACGTTATTCTCTTAGTGGCACTATTGATAGTGGGATTCTTTCTCTTCTTTCTAACAATGCCGTTAATGATGTTATTGGATATCTTAAAGCTAAAGACTTCAAAAAAATGAGGTCATGGGTAAGCAATAATATAGATACTGATACTTCTGGTATCTTCAGAAGCATTTATGACTCTATGACAGAAACTATGCAACCCAATAGCATTCCCCGTGCTGTGCTTATTCTAGCAGACTATCAGTATAAGAATGCATTCGTAGCAGACCATGAACTAAATGTGGTCGCTTGTTTAACAGAACTTATGGCAGAGGTAGAATGGAAATGAAGCACACACTAACCCTATACACACAACCTAACTGCATGTATTGCGAAATGATGAAGTCTAAACTTGATCGTTGGGGATACAAATACGAAATTGTAAATATCAAGGCAGATGAGCAAGCAAAGGCGTTTATCGTCTTGGATAAAGGGCATAAAACTGTGCCACAACTCTACTATGGTAATTCTAATGTAAATTCAGGTGTAGATACAGAAGAATTTACTCAAAGTATTCTTGAACAATACATTGGTCATTTGGATGAGGTAAAATGAAAGTAGGTTTCACCTGTAGCACTTTTGATTTGCTTCATGCTGGTCATGTTATGATGTTGCGTGAGGCAAAGACTGTTTGTGATTATTTGATTGTAGGTCTACAGACTGACCCATCCATTGACCGTCCAGAAAAGAACAAACCTGTTCAGACTCTGCTGGAACGATATATTCAACTTAATGCTATTTCATATGTTGATGAGATTGTTCCTTACCAGACTGAACAGGACTTAGAAGATATTTTAAATATGTTTCCTATTAACATTCGTGTTCTGGGAGAAGAGTATAAAAATGGTAAGTTCACAGGACGTGCAGCTTGCGCAAAACGTGGAATTGAGTTATACTACAATAAACGTGAACACCGTTTTTCATCTTCTGATTTGAGAGAAAGAGTTTCCAATGAATCCATTCGAGTTCGTCAAGGCGATTAATACTAAAAAAGATATCATGCGTGATGATCTAGATGAGAAAGCATACAACTCATATATGATTAATCATTCCTTTTCCTACTTCCCTGATACTGTTCTACTTGCTAACGAGATGAACGTCTACCATAATATTGACACAAAACTCCAAAATGACTTTTTGCTAAATACTATTAGAAAAAATCCAAAACGGTTCTCCAAATGGAATAAAACTATTGAGGATGGAAGTCTTGAAGCGGTGAAAGAATATTATGGATATAGCAATAGTAAGGCTCGTTCTGCTCTTTCACTACTTTCTACTGAAGAAATAAACATTATTAAAAAGAAGGTAGATCATGGTGGAAGAAAAAAGAGAAGTAAATCTAGTTGATTGGCAGCCTAGTGATATGCTGGAAATCACACTTAATGAACCAGATGATTTTTTAAAAGTAAAAGAAACATTGACTCGTATTGGTATTGCATCCCGTAAGGATAAGAAGTTATACCAGTCCTGTCATATCCTCCATAAACAAGGTAGATACTTTATTACACACTTCAAGGAGTTGTTCCTGCTTGATGGTAATAAGTCTACACTTGAAGATACAGATATCCAGAGACGTAATACTATTACTACTCTGCTTTCTGATTGGGGGTTGCTTACCATTGTCAACGGTGAAAAAGCAAAAGATGTTGCACCTTTGAGACAAATCAAAGTCCTACCATTCAAAGAAAAGAATGATTGGGAACTGTGTCCAAAGTACAATATCGGCAAATAACCTTTTCATTTTTTGCTTGACATTTGGTCCTACCTCTGATATAAATAATTCTGGATGCGAATAATCGGTCCACTTTCTCGCTAAACTTTAATAGGAGATTTCAGATGACAAACAATCAGAAATACGCTCGCTTTCCCCGTTCTGCCTTTGTAGGTTTTGATCACATTTTCAAAGAACTTGAAGACATGACTAAACATGCTTCAGATCATTATCCTCCGCATAACATCATTAAAGATGAAGATATGAAGTATCGTATCGAAGTTGCAACAGCAGGGTTTAAGGAAGAAGAGTTAAAGATTGAACTTAAAGATGGTATTCTTGAAGTAAATGGTGACCATACCCCAAGAGGTTTGGAATTCATTCACAAAGGCATTTCCACCCGTAAGTTCCATCGTTCTTTTAGACTATCTGAATATACACAAGTTACAGGAGCTTCTCTGGAGAACGGCATTCTAGCAATTCATTTAGAAGTCGTACTGCCCGATGAGAAGAAGCCTCGCAAAATTGCAATCAATAATCGCAGCGAGGTAACAACAAATGCTGAACTTCTTACGGAAAATGGGTAAAGCCCTATACGAATCCCGACTTGACGCTGCCTGTCACGGTGTGGCAGGTTATATTAAGACTGAATATCGCACACACTATAATCAGTCTGAAATTGCTTACATGGTTAGAAGGGATGGTTTTGATGCAACTGTTTTTAAAATCACTCACTAAATCATTTAGTAATGCAATCAAGAGAGCTAGAATGTCAGATGAAGAAAGATATCTTTCTGACTCAACTGACCTTGTAGACCTTGAAGGTCGTCAAAAGCGGATCATGTATGGTCAAGCCCCACATCAAATCAATGGTCGTCATTGGTTAGATGCACGTCAATATCAGTAATGTTAAAAAAGGGTGGTGTTTTGCCACCCTTTTTTCTTGACACAAAGTAAAATCTCCTATATAATGATCCTTCATACTTAAAGAGGGCAGTGATGCAATTTTACACATCAGTCAATCGTCTAGGCAACTCCATTCTTGTGCGGGGTTATAAAGACGGTGTAAAGACTCAAGAACGCATTAAGTTCAAACCAACATACTATGTTCCTACTAAAGAACCTACCGAATGGAAGTCCCTGCGTGGAAACCCTGTCGCACCAGTCACCTTTGCCGATGCCAAAGAAGCCCGTGAGTTTAATAAACAATATAAGGGCATGGATAATTTTGAGGTGGTGGGCAATACAAATCATGTTGCTCAGTACGTTTACGATGTATATCCTGACAAGATTAGATTTGACCGTGAAACTATCAACACGACCACAATTGATATTGAAGTGGCGTCTGATGACGGATTCCCTAAACCAGAGTTTGCTGAGTATCCTGTCATTACAATCTCTTGCAAAAATAACATTGATGACCTTTATCATGTATGGGGCATGGGTGAGTATACGCCTGACCGCAACAATGTTGTCTACTATGAGTGTGCAGATGAAGCAGAACTACTTCTTTCTTTTCTTGCTCACTGGCATAACCCTTCTAACTGTCCCGATGTAGTTACAGGTTGGAACACTACCTTCTTTGATATTCCCTACCTGATTAATCGTGTTACTAAAGTTCTGGGCGATGATAAAGCAAAGATGATGTCTCCTTGGAAACATATCCGAGAACGCATTGTAAGAGACCAGCACCAGAACGAAAACCAAACCTATGAAATCACAGGCATTCAACAACTAGACTATCAAGACCTGTTTAAGAAGTTTGCCTACACCTATGGTAAGCAAGAGTCCTATAAACTTGACCACATTGCCTATGTTGTTCTAGGAGAGAACAAACTCTCCTATGATGAGTATGGTTCTCTGCACGGTCTCTACAAGTCTGACTTCAAGAAGTTTGTAGACTACAACATTAAAGATGTAGAACTAGTTGCACGACTAGAAGACAAACTTGGTTTGATTACATTAGCAATGACCATGGCCTACAAAGCAGGGTCTAACTTTGTTGATACACTTGGCACTACAGGTATCTGGGAGACAATCATCTACCGTCACCTTATGTCTAATAAGATTGTGCCGCATCTCAAACGAGACAAAGAAAAGAGCAAGTATCCCGGTGCCTATGTCAAGGAACCTGTTCCCGGCATGTATGAGTGGGTAACTTCCTTTGACCTTGCATCCCTGTATCCTAACATTATTGTGCAATGGAATATGTCACCAGAAACTATTATGGATGGAGTATTCAAGTCTGGTGTTACTGTAGAGTCTGTGCTTGCTGGTGTTGATGTAGACTGTGATGCTAACCAGACTATTGCTGCAAATGGTATTGCTTTTCGCACAGATGAAGTCGGGCAAATCCCCAAGATTATTAAAGACTATTACACAGAACGTAAGGTTATCAAGAAGAAGCAACTTGAAGCAGAAAAGTTTGTAGAAGAAAACGGCAAGACCTACCAGCTTACCAAAGATATTGGTCAGTTAGAGAATGAACAGATGTCTATTAAGATTCTGCTTAACTCTCTCTATGGTGCTATGGGCAACCAATGGTTCAACTACTTTGACCAACGCATTGCAGAGGCAATCACCTATAGTGGCAAGTTGACTATCCTATGGGCAGAACGTGCAATGAATGCTGCTATGTGTAAACTGGTAGAGAAAGATGATGACTATGTGATTGCTATTGATACAGACTCACTCTATGTTAATATGAAACCATTAGTTGATAAGTTTGCCCCTAAGAGCCCTGTAGACTTCCTAGACAAGACTGGTGCTGAATACTTTGAGAAGATGCTTAATGTCGAATACCAAAATATGTTTGAGAAACTAAACTGTATCGAAAACCGTATGGATATGGAACGTGAAGTTATTGCTGACCGTGGTGTCTGGACTGCTAAAAAACGTTACATCCTAAATGTTCTGGACAAAGAAGGTGTGCGGTATGCTGAACCTAAACTAAAGATCATGGGCATTGAAGCAATCAAATCTTCTACTCCACAGGTGGTCCGTGACAAGTTTAAGCAATCCTTTAAGATCATCATGGAAGGGGATGAGGAACGCACACAGAGGTTCATACAGCAGTTTAAAGATGAATTTGGTAGTCTACCACCCGAAGATATTTCTTTCCCCCGTGGTGTCTCTAATATAACGAAATGGATAGATAAGAATACTGTTTACAAGAAAGGCACTCCTATTCATGTGCGTGGTGCAATCCTCTTCAACAATCGTGTAAAAGATTTAAAGCTTGACAAACAGTATGAAATGATTAAGAATGGTGAGAAGATTAAGTTCACCTACTTGAAGCAACCTAACCCTATCAAAGAAAATATTATATCCTATCCGGTCATGCTTCCTAAAGAAATGAACCTGCATGATTATATTGACTACGATAAACAGTTTGAAAAGACTTTCCTAGAACCTCTGCGTGTCATCCTTGATGCTGTAGGCTGGGAGACTGAGAAGACTGTAACACTAGAGGACTTTTTT